CCGTAATAGCTTTCCGGCGATGGAGTGGGTTCTGCATAACCCGAAGGGGTCACAGGCCCGAAGGTGGGCTGCTCTACTCTCGGTTGAGTAAAGGTCTGGACGTTGGAGAGTTCCGGAGCCGTCGGTCCGTAGTAGTAGCCCATCGGATCCACCGGCGGTTCTGCGTAACCCGAAGGGGTTACGGGTCCGAAGGCGGGTTGGAGCCTGACCGCTGGTGGAGCGGCGAAGGAAGGGGCTGGAGGAGGAGGCGGCGGCGGGCTGTTGAGGATGAGTTGCGCGGGATCGCCGGGCACCGGTTCTGGTTGGAGGAAGATGGGATACCTCTCCCGCATGTTGGGACCGACCGATGTTCCCATCTCGGACAGATCACCACCTTCCGGCAATAGGAAGTACGATTCCATGTTATCCAAGGATCAGCTTGGAGACCTTAGAGAGCATCCACTTGCCGACAATCTTCTGGATGACCGGCTTGTTCGACATCCAGTCGGACACGGGCTTGGAGTACCTGTTGTAGAGGTTTCGGAACCAGTCCGGAGCGACGAGTTCCTTCCAGAAGTAGAACGCCTCCCATTGATCTGGGATGCAAAGACGGGCGACATGGCAACCGATGAATCCTCCGAAACCTTGTCCAAGGTTTCCGATGCCTTCGGTGACTCCCTTGAAGATGGCGAGGGGAGAACCGGCCTGCGAGGCGGCAAACTGGTTTTGCGCGTTACTCAGAGCAAAGCTGGTTCCCATACGCATGAGGTCACCCGGACCAGCCTGCTGCATCCCCTGCATGAGCTGCGGAGGAGCGAACGGAGAAGCACCCTGCTGGAGACCGCCAAGCTGGCCCGCCTGATACACGATGGGCTGGAGTCCAAGAGCAGACTGGATGTTGGCGATGTTCTGCTGCTGCACACCCTGACGCTGCTGCTGTGCCGCCATCTGACCCGCGAAGCTCTGCTGCTGGGCGGTGTTCCGCTGGCCGGTGGCAGCGAGGATGTTCTGGAAGGCTTCCTGCGCCTGACGATTGGCGGTGTCGCTGGTGGTCTGTCCGGACTGGAGCAGGCCAAGGGCTTGTGACCTCCGCTGGACATCGGCGTTGGCGATTGCCTCCCCGACGGCGCGAGCCTCGCGGAAGGTCTGGGCATTGCTCAGGAGATTGCCGGTGGCGGTGCCGCGAGCGCGAGCAGCCTGTTCGACGGCTCGGAGGACTGACGGATCAAGGGTGCCTGCTTGGGCGAGGCCGCGCTGGACTTGGCGTTCGAGTTCGCCGCGCATGGAGGCGGCGGCACCGGTATCGCTTGGGCCGGTGGGCATTGCCACCTGCTCGTAGGTGGGGGCCTGGAGCTGGGTCTCAGCAAGTTTGGCTTCGCCCCCCAAGATGTCGTTGAGAAACTTGTCGTACAGCCTGTATCGCTCTGGATCAAGAGCGGCGAGTTCCTTCCTGCGTTGTACGGCAGTCGCTTCTCCAAGGGTCATTGTACCACCCGGATCCCTCTGCTGAGAGGCGGTGTACTGGGCGAGAGCCTGCTCAGGAGCAAGAGCTAGAAGGGCTCTCGAAAGCTGCTTGGTAAGCTCAATGTCGGAAGTTTTGGAAAAATCTGCTGTCCGAGTTTCGCTGGTGGGTTGTCCTGTTTTAGCATCAAAAATCGGATATTCTACCACGCCACCCGTTCTCGACGCCGCTTCGATCTCGCGCAGAATTGGAAACGTCTGCGCCTGCGCGAAGACGGCTTCACGGTTGGCTGCGGCGAAATCAGGCGCTCTGTATGTTCCACCCATAACAAATCCTCTCGTTCATCAGCAGTTTGAAGTATCGCTCGAAATCGTACAAACGGGAAACGCCCCTCCGGACACCGCCCAGCTTGGTCACGTTCTCCGAACACATGTTCATCATGGCGAGCCAGAGGGTCTGAACCGCTCTCGGCTCCGTTCCGACAACCATCTCAATCCAAGCAATATGACCGTCCGCGAAGTTGTTGTTGATGTCTTCCGCCTCCTCGACCGAGTGCAGGAACCTGACGGCACCAACCCCGACGCATTCGCCGTTCTCGTTCTCGACAATGCCGAACTGGCGAACCTTGTGGAAGATCCCGATCCAGTTGAGCAACTCCTCATTGTTCCATGTGGAACAAGTGGGCCACTTCTCCTTGAGCAGCTTGGCCGCTGCGATGATGGTCGGGTGCGGGGTCATTGCTGCGGGCGAACGGAATCGACAAATCCGGACAGGATCGTGGATTGCAGGGACAATCGTCCGCCCGTTGTCGCCACCTTGAATTGCAGGGTGTTCCAGCGCCCTTGGCTGATCAGGTTGTAAGCCTTGAGGAACTTCTGCGAGTTGGTGATCGATAGGGCGGAATCCAGAGCGGAGAACGTCCCGCTCATGTTCTTGGCCAGCGAGATGGCGGCGGTCGTGTTCTGCGCGGTGTACGGGTTGTCGAAGGCAAACTGGATGCTGTAGCCGATCTTGTCCGGTATGGGTTCGCCCAGGTTGTACGCCTTCGTGATGACCGTTGAGGCGTAGCTGGATCCGCCGTCGAGGTAGACCGATGACGCGACTGGGCTGGTACGAGTGCCCGGGAGGTAGTCGTTGAAGGACCAGACTTGGCCTGAACCCGCAGCGACCGAGACGATGTCGCCGGCGAACATGAGGATGGGTCCAAGATTGGAGAACGATGTCGGGATGAAGTCGTTGACGATCCAGTTGTCCCAGTAGCCCAGCCATGAGCGGGCCAGCGAGTGGTACACGATGACGGCGTTGTTCTCGTTCAATGCTCCTTCGAGGGCGATCTCGACGGAATTCTCCGTGAGCAGGCCGTACTCGGTTTCGAGGCCGAGAACGAACGGTTCATCGCTGACGAACGGAACCGCCAGCAGGTAGCGGTTGTTCCAGAACACACCGTCGCAGAGGTCCAGCTTGGTCTTGTTGATCTTGCTGATGAGGTCGTTGATGGGGCTGGAGAGTGCGAGGCCGATGCTGGTCTGGGTGCCTGCTTGGATCTGCTGGAGGGAGCGGACGCCGTCGCGCGCGAGGAAGAAGACATCGGGACCGACGGCTGCGATGGAGCGGTGCGAGGAGCAGCCGATGTTGCCGCTGATGAGGCTGATCGACCAGTCTGCGGGATCCTGTGTGGGATCGGCATCGACAGCCCAGATGGAGCGTTCCTTGAAGACGACGAGGCGGTAGCCGAACCAAGAGTAGAGACCTTTGATTGGATCTCCGTCGCCACCGACCCGGATGGATCCGAGTGGATCCCAAGATTCACCATCTAGGATGTCCGAGAAGTAGAGTGTGTCGGGCGGGTTTGCCGTATCCGCCGAGACGGCCCATAGCCTGTTGGTATGGCTGACGAGGTAGATGGGTTTGGTTGGGGGTGCGAGCGAGACGTAGGCGACTGCGTGAGAACCGCCAGCAGGGCTGATAGTCACCGAAGGAGCTGTGACGTACCCGCTTCCCGGGTTGATGATGTCGATGGCAACGAGGTTTCCATCGGCAACAATGGCTTTGGCTGTTGCGGTCGTTCCGCTCGGTGGAGCGGCGATGGTGATGGTCGGGATGGACGAAAGGTTGTTACCCTGGTTGATTACGTCGATGCGACTGATCTTGCCGGCCGCGACCGCTGCATAGGCGTTGGCACTCGACACATAGGCGAGCGACCCGACTCCGTCCGAGTAGAACAGCTTGTCGTTGAGCTGCGCGAAGTAGACGTAGGTGGACGAGGAGGAGATCGAGGCCCCTGCGATCAGGGCGTAGGAAGCGGATGGAGACCCGTAGTAGAGGCTCTTGGTGACGGTGTCGTTGACCGCGATGACGAGTCGCTCGGATGCTGCCGTGTCGAAGTAGAATCCGGAGAAGACTGTGGCATTGATCGGCAGGTTGGAACCCCAATACGAGGTGATGGAGTTCCAGTTATCGATGATGTTCTCCCATGAATCTGCAACCGGATTACCGGCGAGGGACGAGGTCCCGATGCGGGTGACGAGGTTTCCGAAGTCATCATAGTCCATGTTGGTGGCCGACTCCATGCTGGTTGCAGGGATGGCATCTGGACGGGTGGCAGAGATGACGCCTGTGGAGAATGCGGTACTTCCATCCAGAAGCATCTGGTCATCGAGTGCGTCTGAGGACTGGAAGGGCATCAGAGGATGTCTTGGAAGGTGTAGTCGTAGAGGCTGTCAGGGATGATGCGGCTGATCTGCTGCTGTTGACCGCGCTCCATGTCCTTCATGATGGAGACCTGAGCGGCACCTTCTTGGAACTTGGCTTGGGCCTTGCCGTACTGGCGTGAGTATTCGAGGAGGTCGCCTTCGGTGTAGGCCATGAGGGCGTTCTCGACACCGCGCAGTTCAAAGTCGCTGTCGTTGGAGATGGCGGTTGCCTCACCGAACTGGCGCATCTGGGACTGCTTCTTGCCAAGGATGAAGAGTGTACCGTCGGTGTTGGGTGTGGGGACGAGCTTGATGCGCGGGACACCGGCTTCGCCGTAGGATGGTCCGATGACTCGGACCCAGTTGACGAAATTGCTGGGGGTGGACTTGCGGGAGTCCACGTTGTTCCAGGTATTGGGATCGAGTTGGAAGAAGGACACCCATTCTGCGGCTGGGACTTCGATGCCATCGGTTTCGCCGGTGACGGTGAAGCGGGCGGCGACTGGGAAGTCGAGGAACATGTTGTAGCCTGACCCGGAGTTGTAGGTAGCGGTGACGGTCTGGTCGAGGGTAACGATTTCGGTGCTGTTGGTGACTGGGGTGGAGATGACTCCAAGGGTATCGTTCCAGAGGCAGGAGTCCCAGATCATCGAGTAGCGACGGATGCAGAACTTGTTGGCCAGCGCGATGGTAGCTGCATCCGTGAACGAGAGTTTGTCGCAAGCGGCTTGCGCTACATCGGAAGGTTTCATGCGTATTCCATCAGGGTGAACTGGACTTTGGCCTGCAACGTCGCACCTGTTTGACCGAAGTAATAACCGGAAGCATTCTTTGCTATAATTACGTTGCTCGTTGCTCCTCTAAGGTACATTTGGAAAGTGTGAGACGCAGCCGTAGAGGTAAAAACCATTTCAGCGATAATGTTGACTGGAGAAGCGGCTGCGGCAGAAGCATATGCGGAACCGACACCGATGTAACTTGTTGGAGCTGAAACCGGAGTTGTGGTGACTCCGACGTAATAGCTTCCTTGGGTATCGGTTTCTAAAGGAACGGCAACTCTGATGACGCACTTGTTACCAACAGTCTTAGGCGTCCAAGTGTATTCCCATGTGGCTGTCGATCCACTTTCTTGGATAGCGTAAGGAGTACTGCCAGAAATCGAAATCGATTGTCCTGCTCCACCTGTTTTTGAAATGCCTTCCGAATAGACCAATTTGACCACCTTGAGAGAGTCGGTGGTCGCCGTTTTGAGGGCATTTGAAGCAGCCGAATCCCTCAAGAGAACTGTGTCTGCATCGACTGGTGTTGCTTTGGAAGAAAGGTTGTCGATGGTGACTGCGCCAGCCGTGACCGTGAGTGAATCACCGGAAGCGTTTCCGATGGTGGTATTGCCTTCGACAGAAAGATTGCCGGTGAGAGTTGTGTTGCCTGTGACTCCGAGCGTCCCTGCGACCGCCGTGTTACCTGTGGCGGCTGCGACGGTGAACTTGTTGGTGGCGACTGCGAAGTCCCCTGCTGCACCCAAAGTGCCGGCTACCGCCGTGTTGCCGGTAGCCGATGCCACCGTGAGCTTGTTCGTGGCGACCGCGAAGTCTCCGGTGACTCCGAGAGTGGTTCCGACCGTTGCCGCTCCGCTTGTGCTGACGCTGGAGAGGCTTGTGGCGCTGGTGACCCCGAGGGTTCCCAAGACGGCGGTATTGCCGTTGGACGCATCGACCGTGAACTTGTCGGTGTTGACCGAGAAGTTGCCGGTGGAAGAGAGGGTACCTGGGACCGACAGATTGCCCGTCATGGTCAACGCACCCAGAGTGGTTGCTCCGGTGACGTTGAGGGTGGAAGAGAGGGTGGTTGCACCGGTGACTCCAAGGGTGCCACCTACGATGGCGTTGCCGCTGAGGTTGGTCGCTCCGGTGACATCAAAGGTTCCGGTGCTTTTGACACCGGCGTTGGAGACCTGCAATGCCGAGTCGGTGCCGGCACCATCGGTCACCGTCTTGAGCGATCCGCTGATGGTCGCATTGTCAGTCGTCTTGAGGATCGATGTATAGGTAGATGCGACCGTGCTACCTGTAAGTGGATTTCCCATATCAATCTTTCGGTAAAACGTACCAGCCGGCAGGCAGCGTCACGGTGGACGGCCCCACCAGCTTCTTGTCTGAGTCGAACCCGTAGACGCTGGCCTTGATGGGTTTGGCCAGCATCACCGGATCACCGGAAGGGACCAGGACCACCCGTGTCATCTGGCAGCCCGGGAAGATCGGCAACGCGAGCAGCAAGGTCGTCGCGTAGATCCTGCGGAGCTTGGCCGTGTTGCACATCGGTGGGTGGGGTTTCGCGGAACCAGTCGAGGATGGCTCGGAGGATCTGGTAGACCCAGCTCACGGCTTTGGATCGGCGGCCTTCTTGGAGTTGCTCTTGATGCTCCACCCGACGCTGGCCAGCGACAGGAGGGCTCCGACGATCTCGGTGAGCTGCTCGGTCGAAGCGATGCCCTTGGCGACGAGGAATCCGCCCGCAGCGGTGAGGATGTGGCGGATGAGTGAGGCGATGTTGGGG